TTGGCCGTTTTTACTCGCAACGGTTCCCATACCACGACTAGAGACGCCTAGTTGACAACCACCTTCTAAAAGTCCTTTCACAATTTTACCCATTGGTGTGTCAAGTATAAGCGCCTTTCCAACAACATCATTGCCGTTCCATTGCAGTTCGGTAATGCGATGTGAAACTTTATCAAGGTTAATAGTAGGACCTTCTGGGTGATTAAGTTCACCTACAGCTCGTCCTTTATTAACATATTCCGAGACGTATTTACGTACGGCTTTTTCTAAAACTGTTTTTGGATATATGCGGCGATTACGATTCACCTGCTCAGCTTGCATAAAAATACCGTCAATGATGAATTTCTTTTCACCATTGTCAGCAGCTTCTGAGATATATCTTAAATCTTCTGAATGTTCGGTAATTAACTTCATTCGATTGTTGTGTATTTATTTATAAAAATTAACGTTTATACTTCACTTTGTGGCTGTGAAGCGTTATAGATATTTGCTGATAGTTCAACCTTTTTGATATCTAATACTGTACGAACTTTATCACGTATCATGCCAGAGAATAATGAATCTGAGGTCTCTTTTTGACCATTCATTAGGCTGTCAATAAATTCTTTTGTTTTTTCCATACTTTAACTATTTATACATTTTATGATTTCAACTTTAATAATTATGCCCAAAATATATTTGGAACATTTGGATCTTCTGTTGGTCTAGAGACATATACTTCTTGGTCATCCTTTAAAAATGTTTGATTAGATGACCAATAGATAAACTGATCTGCTCCATCGGGAATTGGAATTCCTACTAAATCACGAAATAAAATCCAATAATTTTCTCCATTATGGGGTCCAATCTCTAAGAGCGCATGCTCATGAGATGCAATATTAGGATACCATTCATCATTTTCATATTGAACTGCAAGCCCGGTAGAAGCACCAAACTGGATGGCAACTTCTCTTGATGGAAATTTTAGTAAATAGTCGATCATGCGGTTAGATTCTTGTTCCATTTAATCCGAAATTGCGCAAACGAAGGGTTGGGCCTGCTGAGGTCAAACTAAAATCATTCCTAACAACTATAGCTGGACTTAGCGTATAAGTAAGTGTGTTAGCAATTGTAACTGGTGTTTCATTATTTACAGAGAATGAGAATCCAGTTATTGTAGATTCAATTAATAAATCATAATAGGTAAAACCTGGAGTGTTAGTTGTTGGTATGTCGATAGTGGATGAAGCAACTGTAATGTTCACTAGCGGATCTGCTCCAGTGACAAAAAACAAAAACTTTGATTGACCGACACGGCCGGCATTTACAAAGGTAGCGGTCCCGCTTGTTACAGTAGTGCCGTGCGTAGTGGGCCATGTCGGTTCGGTCGCGCCAGTTGTTCCTGCTGTTGTGCAGATGTATTTAAATCCATTTGATATAGTTGGTGTGGTATTGAATCCGACTGCGACAACTGTATTGGCGGACCACACAGCGTCCGCTACTGGTATGCTCGCGATCCCAATCGCGTTTGCTTGTATCGGTCTAGTTGGGATTGTTGAAGGGGATGGATTAGCCGCCATCATAAATGAAAATGCAGGCACTCTTGAAGAACCAAAATCAGTAGTATTGATTCTTGCCGTCGCTCTAAAATTCGTTGGTGTGCTGACGTTGCGTGAAACAAATCCTGTCTGTCCTGTGTAAGCTCCGTGAACAAATCCCAATGTACCACAGTCTAAAGCAGAAGTAATTGGTGTTGCGGGGGCTAACACACTGTATCTACCGGATTTAGCGTAACTAGCACCAGTTCCTGCAAGGTTCCAACCGCATCTACCAATAATACCGTTCGTTGTGCCGCCAGTAAGAAAATCATCGTACATGCTAAACGTGTTGCGGGCTCTGGTTGCGTCGCTTTCAAGCAACGAACGAGTCATAACACTTCCGTCAGAAGATGCCGTTTGTGCTGGCATATCCAACTGACCAGATGCCGCGCCACTAAAGGCCGGACTGACAAGGGTCTTGTTTGAAAGGTTCTCTGCACCGGAGCGGGTTGATACGTCTGGAATGCCTAAAGCAGAAAGAATTTGTGTCTTCTCTTCAGCTGTAGGCGGAGTTCCAGTTGGCGAGTTTCCTAAGTCGATTGGCATAACAATGTTTATTTATGTAGTTTCAATTAGTTCTGTACCATTATACAAAATTGGTACACCGTTGTAAACGATGGTTTCCGTGGCAGTAGTTGTTAGAGTTTGGAGTTCGGCGTTAGGAAGTCGGTCACGATAGAGGCGGATCGCGGAAAATATGTTATTCCCGACTTGCGGGCCAGCTGTATTGCCAGTCGCCCCAATCACAAATCTATCCATGATCGGATTTAGTGTGCCTGAACTATCCGTTGAAATTGATCCGTTGACAGAATTAGCGAAATCATCTGTGCGAAAAGCAAATGCGCTTTTTGTTTGACCAGATGCTGCCACACTAGAAGCAAAAGACGCCTGAGTATCAAAGTTCGGGGGCGAGCTATACACTCCCGTAACCAGCAATGTAGAAATATTTCTGACCGCAGTAATACCTGCTGCTGCTCTGTTTGGAGCTTGAAAGCCATAGACGCCGTTACCGCCGCTTCTAAACGATGAAATCTCATGAGAGCAGAAAACAGTCCCGCTATTTTGATTGTACATGTACAAGAAGTTAGCTCCAGTAATCGTATGCAAGTCTTGCGCTCGCGCTGCGGCGACAGCAGTTGTGGGGATGTAGCTGGTTGCGTTTAGTCCGGCTTCAAATTGAGCGCCCCAGAGGAGAATCCCAGATGTTCCGTTTCCTAAATAAATGTGAGGATTTATTCCAGATGCAGCACTTGCCCCTCCTAGTCTAATCTCTAAACTACCGCTTGCTGTTGCTGTAAATACTACCGTGCATCTAACCCAGCCATTTCCAGAACTTGTAACAGAAGTGCTAGTAAATCCATTAAACGTGCCAGCAGCGGGTGAAGATGAAATATTAAAAAGAGACACCCAATCTACATTTCCATTAGCCACTCCAAAGGCTGAAATAGAAGAGAACTGTTGTTCGGCTGCTTTGAAATAACAAGTAAGAGAATAAACAGTTCCACTAACTAACGTAACACTTTGTCTAAACTGATGTGTACCTAATACAGCGTTAGCAATTAGTTTATCAGCAGTGGTAGTGCCATCTGGTGCTGTAGCTACATTTAAGTATGGTGGAGTACCAGTAGTGTTTAATTGTACCGCTTGCCAAGTGGTTCCAAAGTTATCGCTCCTTAATAGTAAATTCGTCTTGCTTTCCTCAATCAGCGTACCCAAACACCTGCCTGTAACTGGATCGTGCGTGATGCGTTGACCTCGATAAGAAACGAACCAACTCGATACTGTTGCTGTGCCAGCTTTACTGGTGACGAGAAGGGTGATCGCAGTATCGGTCTTATGAAGCAGGGTTCCGGTGACGTGTGCTTGCGCGTCAACCTGATCGTTGCCGTCCGAGTCAACCATGACGGAGACGACGGAGTCATTGAGCCAACCGACAACGCTGCCGGACGGGACTGCGAATACAGCGACACCGCCGACCCGAACGGATGCCGGATTGAGTGAAGTGGTGCTTGTAGTTTTTCCGACAATACGTCGATTTTCATTTACGAATGTGCCTGAACTAGCACGAGTAAATGTTGGAGTTGGCCCGACACGAGGCACATTTGTCCTGTCTACCGAATACTGGATGTCCAAAGACGGGCCATAGACACGTCTGCGTTGTTGTGGAATAATATGCTTTAGATCCATTTAGATAAAATCCCAAATATTTGTTCCTACTTTTTTAAGTGCAAAGTTTTGGTCTGCAAGAATAGTTGGTGCAAGAGAACCTCCATTGATAGTGACTCCAACTCCAGCAACAAGGTTAATAGCTCCAGCTGTAGTAGCACGACGAAAATAAACTACTGCTCCAGCTGTCCATGCGATAGCAGATTCTGGAGGAACTGTAATAGATGTTTGTGAAACATGAGTACACCGAATGTATTGATTGGTATCAGTCAGCGCAAGCGTACGAGCAGTAGTTGTCTCGGTAATAATAAGAGACTCAATTGACGGACCAACCGCTCCAGTAGGAATAACAAAATCTAATGTCTGATTAGGTGCAGACCCAGTAATCGTGGCAGAGGCTACACCAATATCGCCAACAGTTACAGTACCAATTGATAGTGTGTTTGCCGGCCCTGCAGGGCCCTCAGGTCCAATTGATTGAATAATGACGAGAATTGGATCATTATTTGAAAAATTAGTTGGACTACTACCATAAGAATCAATAGACACTGGAATTTGAATATAACTATTAGGCGTAATAGTTGGGGTGCCAGAGATCAAAAACTTTTGATAGACATCAGAATTTGAACTCGACTGAACTATTATATAGTCATTTGTCTTAAGTAAAGCAAGAAATACATCATAATCATTATTATCGCTACCAATATGACTGATATTAATTGTAGTGGCGTCTATTTGTGTAGCAGTGTTCCAAGTGACAAATGTTGACAGCGGATTCCCGCTAGTCGATGTAGTTTTAGCAAAATATGGAAAAGATGAAGATGATAGACCGGTTGGTCCTTGTGGGCCAGGCTCACCAGTGTCTCCTTTATCCCCCTTTTGAAGCACAAAATTAAGAGTTTGATTTGGACTTGTACCAGTAATAGTGACTTCTGGAGTTGTGCCAGAACTAACTGTGCCAATAGAAAGAATATTAGCTGGACCAATTTGGCCTTGAGGACCAACTAAACTTGCTAACCACTGTGCTTCAGTTCCAACAAATCCGTTATTAACTGCAACTTGATATGCGCTATCACCGTCTTCTCCTGTCCCACCGCCACCACCAGTCGCTCCAACCCATTTTTTACTTGCTGCGTCATACTTAAGATATGCGCCATCAACCTTTGCGCTCGTACGATCAACATCATTTAAACGACCGAGCCAAACTTCACCACCACCACCAATTGTAGAGAGTTGGGTATTAACCATACTCTGCCAATTTTTAAAAGTCTTTTCTGACTTGTCAATATAACTATCGACATTAGTTTGTACCTTTTCTATAAAAGGATCAATGATAGTATCAATGTCGGGTAATATTGCATCTTTTCCTGGAGGACCTTCTGGTCCTATCGGTCCAACTGGACCAGTCTCACCACGATCACCTTGAGGACCAACTTCTCCACGATCGCCCTTTTCTCCTTTCTCTCCGCGTTCGCCTGTATTTCCCCTTTCACCACACTCTCCGCGATCACCTTTGTCACCCTTCTCTCCCTTTTCACCTTGGGGACCAATTGGTCCAGTTTCACCACGCTCGCCAGTGTTTCCTTGCACCCCCATTGGTCCAATTTCACCCCGTTCTCCTTGCTCACCACGATCGCCCTGCGGTCCAATTTCACCCTGTGGTCCTATAGGACCAACTTCGCCATGCTCTCCCTTTTCGCCTTGGGGTCCTATGGGTCCAACTATACCTTGAATGCCTTGCTCACCACGTTCGCCAACATCTCCCTTTTCACCTTGGGGTCCAATTTCACCCTGTGGTCCTATGGGTCCAACTTCGCCATGCTCTCCTTTCTCGCCTTGTAGTCCCATTGGTCCAACTTCGCCACGTTCACCTTTCTCGCCTTGTGGACCGGTTTCGCCACGCAAACCTTGTGGTCCAATCTCGCCACGCATGCCTGTCTCTCCTCTTGCTCCTCGTTCGCCTTTAGGACCAGCGACCGCTTCAACCAAAGAGGACGCACTCTCAAGCGCGTCGATCTTTTCCACAATTGGTTCTAATTGCTTTTGAAGTTTTTTGTATAGAGCGACTGAGAGTAGATTGCTGTTAACATCATCAAGGTCGGGCATAAAACTATTCTTCTAAGATTTTAGTCATACTCTCAATCATTTTTAATTGAGCTTCATGAATTTCTTCTTTATGACTATTATCTATATATGTGTCGTCTGCAGTACTTTCAAAACTCATCGACTCTTCTTCACCGCTAGCGTCTGTTGGTGGAGTCTCTTCAGCAGGTTTTTCTTCAGAGATCTCAGCGTTCATGCGCTCAATATCAGCTTCAGACTGATTAAGTATATTGCTGCGCACCCATTTGTCGCTATAATATTTGCCGATATGGGAACTTATAGTATCAAGCATGCCTATGCGTTCTTTCATAATCTCAAAGTCTTTAAGCTCAGAGAAATAGTTGTCTTCAATATAGTCAACTGAAATGCCTTCGCGTATGGTTTCCCAATCATCTGCTGTACACACTCCTTTTAATATCAATTGCACTCGCAGTGCTTCAATAAAGAGCATTGAAAACTTTTTACGTAACCGGTTGATGAACTTTTGAAACTTGACCTCTTCACGTGATATCTCGCTTGCGCGACCAATATTAAAACCGGTTTCACTTTCAAGTCGATTAACTGGCACATTTAATGAACGATAGAGTTTCTTTTGAAAGAAAATTACGTCTTCAATTTGGCTGAGATTGTCTCCGCCTGGGAGTGTAGTAATTTCTGTACCACGACCACCTTCACGACGAGGCAACCAAAAATCTTCAAGCATACTCATACTCTTGCGATCATCACGTATCTCGCCGGTATTTGCATCATAAACAAGTTTATTACGATACTTTGCCATAATGCCCTGAACATACTCTTCGGCCTTACCCTTTGGCAAGTTACCAATATCGATATAGAAGATACGACGTTCTGGCGCACGAGATATACGATAGATTACGAGGGCGTCTTCCATCATACGCAACTGGTTTACCAACTTTACACTCTTGTGTAAATAAGAAACTGCAAACTTATTGCTTTCGTCAAGCAATCCAGACGGCGCATAAACTATGCTGTTTGGATCAATCTTAAACCCACTGTTGCTATTAAAGTCATCTGAATACAAGAAGTATTCTGCCGTAACATCTGAAGTTTTTACTCCAGTATTCTTATCTATCTTATTTGTTATTTCTTTAACCTTTTTGATCTTTAGCGGATCAATTGCTCTCAACTCCTTTATGCCTTCTTTTGGCTTTTTAGGATCAATCATCATGTGGTAATATAACTTACCGTCAATATACCACTTTCTAAAAATATCCTGACCGTTATAATTAAATGACAACAACTTTGTTATTGTGTCAAACTCTTCAAGTATTTTTTTCTTTATGCTTTCTGGCTGTTCTAGTTTATCAAGTACTAGATTGATTGGAGCGCCGTCAGAGTCAGAAACAATAGATGCATTTATAATGTCAGATATTGCGGAGTCGCACTCTGGTTGAGTAGCTGCTGCACGACATTTTAAGATTAAATCTTTTTCGTTTGTCAACGCAGTGCCATCAATGTCAAGTACCTGTCCATAATAACCGGCCGTAGCCGAAGATGTTATGACAGAAGTACCGTCATTTTCCACTGGCGCAGAAAATGACGGTACTTTATTAAGTTCTGAGGTATCTTTTTTATTGATTACCTTGGATATTTCATAGCCGAATAGCTTCATAATATATTATTTATATCTCTATTTTAATAAAGATATATCAATTATCGAGTTCCTGTATAATCTTCTACACCGGCTTGACGTGATGTCCAATATTGATAACTAAACTCGACAGTAAATTCTTCAACTGTATCATTAGTTTCATAATTGAGATCAATGGCAGAAATGTTTACAGGAAAGGCATCATGAATCTGATACTCTTTAATAGCTTCTTGTTCACTGTCTAATTGAGTCACATATAAGTCTTGCATATAACTAAGACCTGACAGATCTTTTAAATTAACAGAATTCCTAGAAACTAAATCCATCCATAATTCAAATTTATTTCTAAGAACCATGTTTGTATCATTTATAACAGTAATTGTCCATGATTCGAATGTACGATCACCTGCAACCTTTAACTTACGACCTCTAAATGGCACTTCAATAGTATTAATGATACTTGGTGGCAAACTCGCTGCCTTTATCATTAACGTATCTGTAAGAGCGTCCGTGCCAGTTGCTGCTCTTACTGTATCAGGCCAAAATAATTTGACCTCGAATAAGTTTGGACGAGCGCCACCGCTAAATTTAGATTTAAAATCTGATATACTTTGTCTCATATTTTTTTAATTTTAAGTATTTATAATGTTTAATTAACCTGCAATTTCATTAAATGATACACCACTACGAGTAGCAATAAAGTTTAGTGAAATATAATTAATAGATTTTACGGGTTTAATGTAAATATCTCCAACAAATTGATTGCCATCAATTACTGCCGCAGTGTTATTTGTCGCGTCACAAACAATACGATAGTCTGTAATTCCACGACGACCGCGTATGTTTCTTAAAAATGGTTCTACTGAAGCAACAAATGCACTTCGCGTAAACTCGTCGTTAATTTCAAAGAGTTGGCTTTTTGCATACTGTTTGATTGATCTTTCGACTATATTAAATAGGCGACGCACGTTGATGCGATCAAAGGCAGAAGCTTTTTTAAGCGCAGTCTTATCACCAAATAGGACAATACCTTGGCCAGGGAATGAAACGATAGGATTAATTCTTTCTTTATAAAGATCATCTCGCTCCAACTGAGTAGGGTTTAATGCAAGTTTAGTGACTCCACGAAGTTGTCCACGATTAAAGCCAGCTGGTGAAAACCATGGCTCAGCAATAAGATCAGTATTCGCGCAAAGACCAGCCATGTGACCACATGCAGGTATCCAAATATAGTTATCTTGGTATTTGTTGTAGACATACACTGGAGTGCTGTCAAATACAAGGAAACTACTTGATCCAATGTCTTTGAATTTATTTAATACTGCAGTTTTTTTAGCATCGTTTGTGCTTAATGTTGCAATGCTCACTGGTGCAGATAAGAAACCAATCATATCACGACGTGATTCAACTATGTCTCTAACTTTAGTATCCACTGAAGAGTCACCATCAATTGACTGAGCAAAAAGATAGTTTATATCTAATAGATCTCTATCAACATATTCGATTACGTCAAGAGCAGCTACAACGTCTGTCGCAAGTGTATTAACTGTGCCTGTTGCTCTATCTTTGCCACCATACATTGTACGAACCAAGCCGTCAATAGTACCATTGCCTATAATAGCACCAGAAAATTGGAAGATATTAACTGCAGTTGTTAAAACATTATTAACGTAGTTATATTGCGGAAGCAAATTACTTATTATTTTAGCATTAATATTTGCTGCGAGTGTAATATCTATAACTACGTTATTTGGTGTACGAACTGTTGTAATGTTACTGTTCGCATCTCCGTCTGCAGTATCGCTTGTAGTAATTTTATAAAGTTCGTCGATATATGCTGTAAATTGATATGCGCGATTATCAGTTGTAGGATTTACAGCATACTCATTATCAACTGATGTATTTAATGCGTGTATAATATCGGATATGGTGTGTGTAGCGTCATATGTAACGGTTACATCCATATCAAATGATGTTGTACTACTATTTTTTACATCAAATACAACTGTTGGTGATCCACCAACAATTGTAGTCGCACTTGAATTCAAGATTAGTCTGCAATTATTACCTGACAGATTTGTGTATAATGGATCTTTAAATTTAATACCAATCGCAATATTTTTTACAAGTGTAGTTGTACCAGAATTAACAGTATTACCAGTTTCACCATTTATTGTACCAGTATTCGCAACTTTGACAAAACCAACAAAATCTGCACTTGCTTCTGTTATATTTGCATTCGCGTTGCGTGATATAATAACAGATGGATTTTCAATTAGAATAACGTCAGCATTATTAAAAACAAAATCTAAACTGCTGATGTAGATATAACTAGAACCTCTATTTACCACATCTCCATACCACAGTGACGAACCGTCTTCTGATTTAGCGTCGCGCGCTAATGATAGACCTTCGTACTTTTCTAATATTGTTCCGCGTGTTCCAGAAATTCTACCATCTACGTCAGTAATTAAGATGTGTATTTCATCATTTGCGCTAGAACCAATTTGCTCAGCATAGAGTGTTTGATTTGGTTTTGAATTAAAGTGTTTACCAAAGTTTGTTTCGTATGTACTTTCTAATAAATCCGAATACGCAATTTTAACCTCTATACTATTACCCAATTCTCCAGGATAACGTGCAAAGATTGTGCTTGGTAAATCAGTTAAAGACTCGAATTGTTCATAGTCTTTAACATTAAATATAGTTTCAGAACCAATTGTACCAGTAATAGCACGGGCAGTATTTGCACCAGTGTTTAAAGTACGTACAACGCGTAAACCTTGGCCGTATTTAAGAAAGCTTGCTGCAGTTAAAAATGAACTTGCAATTGATGTGTTTCTTGATGGGGTACCGAATATAGAACCAAGTTCTTTTTCAGTGCCTACAGAAACGATTTGACCATAAGGTCCCCAATTAAAATCACCGGCATATCCACCAATAGAAGTAGAAAGAGCTGGGATTACGTCTGTGCGGTCGATTTCATTTACCTCGACTCCAGGTGATATTAAGAATGCCATATATTTTTTTCTTTCAGTTGTTAATTATAAGTTTAAGAGAGCATAATAAGAAAAATTCAATCTATCGATATTTATAAAAAGTCACTTTTACAGCGCATTCCACTCCTGAAGTGACGACACCTGGCGTTCATAGTCAACCATGCTTGGAGTTTGTGATGTTTGCGGAGTATCAAATATACCAAATGGGGGCAGGTCTTCTTCCATTTCTCGTATCTTTTCACTATAGAGTAAAGATTTTAATTCAATATTACTCAGTCCACCAAACGCATCTGTACTTACAAACCATGCAAATAGCACAAGATTCATAACCATATCATCATGAGTGTTTCCGCGAGCAGCATAACTGTCTCCCTTTGGTTCAAAACTGCTAAGTTCAACTATCGTGTCGGCATCACAAAGTTGAAGTTTGCCACTTTCAAGTAAGTCTTTCAAGTTGCTGCAACCAATACGTTTTACACGTTTTGTCATAGTCACACCAATCCCGCTGCTCTTTACTGAGCTTTGCACAAAAGTATTGTCATATTCATAGTCATAATAGATTGCATTACATACAACTTGTCCCGCATCATTGTTTTCAACTATTACAAGTGCATCATTATATGTTTTTGCAGCACGAACAATAAATTCTGGAAACATAAGCGGAGACACGAGATTGTCTCTATAGGTACAAACCTGTTTAAAGACACCATCGACACCTGATATATCAAATACAGTAAATGTGCTATAGTCCTGGCCTCGTCCTTTACTGACGTCTGCAGTTATTATATAGTCATGACCTTCGACTGGTTCAACGTAATAACGTATGCCATATTGCATTTGAAGTGGTTCATGCGACTGCAAACCAAGTAATGTGTCAGAGCCTATAAGAGTTTGACTACTGCCAATAAAGTTTACTTCAAACTCTTGAGCAAATTGAAGTTCACTGCTGTTTGCAATGGTCTGACGTTTCCATTCGTCATCTCGTCCAGGCACATCATTCCAGCGAATAGTAAATGGTTGAAACTCATTTGTGGCTTGTATCGCACCTTCCCAAAGCTTATAAAACATATTGCCAATTCCATTGGGGGTGCTTGTAATAATAACCTTTGTGTCTTTTCCAGAAGAAATAACAGGATAGGTACTGGTATAAAATTCGTTTGCGCCATGAACAAATGCAAATTCATCAAGAAAGATCACATTCATTGAAAGTCCCCGAATACTTGAACCACTTGTTGCAGCAGCAATAATTTCAGAGTTGTTGCTAAATTTTATATTACCTTTGTTTAGTATTTTACAGCCTGGCTGCAAGAAAAATGGTAAATTTTCAAGCATAAGTGTAAGGCGACTCAACATCTCACGAGCAGTCGCTCCTTTGTTTGCAAGTATGCCAATTTTTTTGTCAGGATTGAATATTGCATAGTGTAACAACCAGGCAACACTTGTCACAGACTTACCACTCTGACGACACGCAAGAATAATACTAAAGCGATTGTTTGTAAAATGATCGACCATCTTTTCTTGATAGCCACGAAGCTTAAAGTTTACAAGACCACGATCAAGATTTATAACCTTTACATAGTGTTCGGCAAAGTATGACACACTTGCCATACATTTTTTATACTCAGATATTTCATGAGCAGTAAACTGTTGTTGTACACCGTCTCGTTTGATGTATGGGTTCCCGTTGTATGAATCAGGCGCAGTCATGCAGCATAATATAATAAATAATGAATCTAATTAATAGTATTCATCTTCATCATCAATTGTTAGGTTTGTAATAATTGCAGTTCCATACACCTGTGCCTCATTGTATACATTTGCGCCAACATGAACTTGAGCGCCGCCATAGATACAAGCATTTCCAGAGACACGGGCCCCGCCATAAACTTTAGCAGTTCCAGATATTGTTGCATTTCCAGAAACGAGTGTATTTGTGCCATAAATTAATGCTGCTCCATTAACTTTTACGCTGCCAGAGACGCGTGCACTGTCATATATTTCAGCAGACCCAGATATAAGTGGACGATTATAAATGTTTGCAGTTCCATATACCTTTGCTTTATCAAAAATCTTACAGGCGCCATATACTCTGGCGTCGCCAAATATATATGCATTGTCAAATACACGAGCATACCCATATATTTCAGAGTTGCCATATACGAGTGCGCTGCCATACACTTTTGCCGAGCCATATACCTTTGCATTGCCATATACTTCAACAGCCCCAAAGACATATGCATTACCAAAAATACGGGCATTACCACGTATTTTAACGCTATCTAAAACATTGGCATGCACTCTAGCATTGCCATACACTTTAGCAGTTGCCTCAACTTCTACAGCAGACGAAACGGTTGCAGTCGCTGCAACCCATCCGCCACCATTAGAATGTTGAGCAGCCTCCACTGGTCCATTTCCGTCGCCAAAATCATGTGTTGCCATAATATATATTTATATTTTATTCGACGTCAATAGCATCGTCATCGACCGCCCCACGCAATAACTTTTGTAGTTCTGTAGTGGTACCAACAAATATAGCATTATTTGTAGTACTTTGAGCAGCAGGTTGTCCACGCTTATCTTCAACCTGTATAATTTTTTTACGCTCTTTTTGTAATCCTAGCAATTGTCCATTTATATCAGCTGCAGTTTTTATCATGCCAGCAAGCACTTCAAATGCACGAGGATGCTCAGCATCACTCGCGAGAGCATGCATTGTGCTTATAGCCTCATCGCTTGTATCAATAAGTTTTTTAATGCGTTCACGGGCAAATTTATAGTCTTCCTCAGCATGCAATACAATTTCATCATGTGATGGTCCGACTGGAGATCCAGTTGAGACTGCAATTTCATGCTTTACTGGTAAGACATTTTTTTCAAGAGATGCCAGTATGGTATCTTTATCTTTTTTCATGGTACAGGGTCTTCTTCATCAAATCCATATGTTGTGACTATTGTATAATCTTCAGGTGTGTCATTTTCTAGATCACCTAGACGAACTCGTACACGATCAATTGGATCAGAAACTCCAACATTCAAGTTATCATAAAGGTTTACATCAACAATTTTAATAACCTTTGATGGACCAGACTGTATACCAGTAAATTTAACCTTGATATCAAAATCAAGAGTATAAATGATTGTACGCCGACTGTTTCCAAAGTCTCCTTCATAGTCGTCTTGTAAATTTGTAGCAGTTAGCAGTATAGGCACATCAGTAATTGAACCAGGGCCTTCAAGATCTTTTACTGCAACTGTATAATCAGGAGTAAAGTATGGAACTATCTGTTCAAATACCTGGAGTGCATCATCCTGATGATGGGCAAGTATACTCAGTTGAATGCTAACTTTATATGGTACACTCTGATATATTCTTGTCCTACTATCAGTTGTACCTTCAACTGGATATAATTTGCTATTAAGTTTATTTAGTTTGCTCGTTGAATCATAGGCTATTGAAGTAATCTCAAAACTCATACGAGGTAGTTTGATTGCTACGTCTCCAAACTCTTCGTTTTGCGTACTAGACAGACGCGCCAAAAACTTTTGTTTTGGTCCATATGAAATAGGCACACGCTGTATGCCAGTCATTTTGCCATTTACTTTTTTCGCAATAGAAACGTCATTAAAGATTGTGCCAAACACTGCTACAATCTTTTTAAGATTTCCATTATAATAGTATGATGAATTTAACATGGCTTATGACGGGTCTCCAAACGGGTTACTTTCACTAAAGTCAATATAGTCATTTCCTATAATATCAAAAGAACTATTTTGGGTGAGATCATCATTAACAAAGAGTACTGCATCTCCATCGTTTAAATCAACTACAGAAGTTACCGTTGATGTGGTACCAGAAGTTTGACCTGTTAACTCAGTGCCAACTGTCAATGTGTGAAACTCTCCATCATTAAATGTTAAGGTACCAAATGTCGCAATTGCCCCAGTTGGAGTATGTTCATATTGCAATAACTCTGCTTCTCCAAGAATTCCTGATGGCAACTCAATTGTTAGAGTTTCACCAAGATCATGTACATCTCCATCAAAGTCTAGTAGGGCACGTGAGCCTTGAGTATGACCGACTTGTATCAAGTCAACCTCTGTTATTCCAGTATCAATCTCTTGACCGCCGTATTCGAAGAGTTCACATGTAAGTTTAAACGTAGGTATAGCCCCCTTTGTATCGCCACTGCCTCCAAGTTGGAAAAATGGACTCTTGTCTTCAACAAATTTAATTTCGAAGAGTCCACCGCTGAATGGTACATAGATGAGATCACCTTCACGCGGCCGAACGCTATCATTTGTATAACCATGACGACCTATAAGTGAGTTCCATCGACGACGACTGCACACAAGTGTCAATTGATCTCGTGTCTCAAGACCAAATTTTGTCATGAGGTCACCGTCACCTTCAAAGCCATCAACGCTTTCAACAAACATTTCAATAAGAAATGATGCGTCAAAGCTTGATATAACGTCTTCGTTTAGGATAAAGTCTCTTTTTATAATCTTACGTGGAATATAAAAGACGTCATGCCCCATAATTTTCATAGACTCGATAAGCAAATCTTCTAAAAGATTCTGCTCAGGTCTATAACGTTGACTAAAATATACACTGCGTGGCATAACGTATTATCTACTATCCAAGAAAAAAGTCTGGGGGCATTTGATACTTAAGATCAAAATCTGTTTCAATCTTTTCAATATCATTAAGAGCATCTTCATACATAGCTCTACCATTGATTGTAACACCACCTGGAAGAGTCATGCCATCAAATTTTAATAAATTTATTGACCATTGACGTTTCAACAATGCAGTGAGATATTTTTTAAGAAGCATATCATTGTACACGTCAGTAAAATCATTTGGGTTGATTGTTTGATAACCTTCAATTATAATATACTGACCAATATTTACATAAGTTTTCCAGTCGTCTTGAATGCTCAGGCGATTCATGTGACGAGTAAATATAATCTGCTGAGTTGAGCCTGTAAGTATAAGCTCAATCGAGTTCATATACTGTTTTGTCATCTCATAGTTGATGAGTGAGTCGGGTTTGCGAAGACCATAGAGGTCATTTAAAAACATCTGATATTTAACACTAAACATATCAGCAGCATCACCGCTGCTCAAGTTTAGGACGCGAAGCACACTAATAAGTTGATCGGGTAGAGTAATATAGTTGTTGTCATAGTCTGCTTGTGTGACCTGATGCTTTACGAATGTGCGTACGACCGCGTCGCTATGATACTCTTGATAAAACTGAAGTGCCTCGTCGATACGATCCTCAATCTGATCTTCATCGATGTTGATTTCAAGTACTGGAGCACCGAGTGCTCTTAAACAATAGTCTGCTAATTCTTGGCGTGATGCTGGTTTTGCCATAATGTATTATTTATAAGACTATTATGGAACCGCTGGATAATTAGTTGTCTTCACATATGAGGAAGTAATCTTTGCGGCAGAGAAACCATTATTCCATGTTGTTACCAACCAAGGACGGCCTTCATAACTATAAGCTCTGGCTATTTCTCCAAGCGTAGAATTTAAATAGAGCCAAACGCCAGTTTCATATCTTACAACTTCATCACCATAAACATACGTTTCGTTGCCATATGGTGCATATCCAATCGGAGCCATTTTGCGCCAACTTTGACCGCCAACAAAACCAGAACTTGGGTCTCCCGGAGTGTTGTACCATGGACCGTCCATTAACACCCATGCTGTAGCATCTGGTTCAGCAGCATTTGCTGGATTATCACTACCAATAGTAGCAACTGGATTGACATACTTGTATGACAAATTTAATCCTAGGCCTAACATATTATTAGAATAATATAGTTACTGCAGCTGCAGATATAGCGGTTCCGCTTTGGACTATACGCTGACCACCAAGAGGCCATACTCCTGGACTCAATGTAAGTACACGTGTCTGGCCATTTACTCCTTCAATTTCAATGGTTCCATTAGCAGTACCAGGCGCAATATACAAACCAGAAAATACTTTGCCAACCGTTGGCGTATAATAACCACCAGTAAAAGTTAATGCTTCATATGCAACAGCAGAGGAGTTTTGGTGTATTAAACCTTTTTCGTAAACGTTAGTACTCATAGTCTTATTTATATTATTCTCTTATAGAGATTCCAGTACACAAGGAAAGACAGAGTGCTAATAATATAGCATATTGAGATATTACTTCATTAGGAGAAATGATAGCATTAAACGCAATTATGTATATAATTGTGATAAGTGCTAACCATGCTGCGGTTTTCATGGCTTTTTAATAAATTTTTCTGGCGAGCGCTCAAAGTGTTTTGCCAGTTTAATAATACCATTAATAATTTCTGGAGAGACAACACCTATAATTCCATATGTAATCGCTTTATACAAACTAGGAATATCAGTCTGTTCCAATATAAACCACGCTATTGCTGCAGCAAGGGCAGCAGATACAATATTTTTAAGTTGTTCGAGAATTGTATATTGTTTTTGTGCTGTCATGAGTCGGGCAAGCATCCCCGCCGCTCCAACGAGAGGGATTATCCAACCACCCTCTAGAAACTCTTTTAGCATCGATCTTTCTGGTTCCATTTATAACTATACTTTTAAAGTGTGAAACATCACAATATGACTATCAATCTGAATGTATTTATAAAAAACATTGTTTTAACGGGTCAAGTCATGATCAACTGCATATTTATAAAAGAGTTCTTCCTGGAGGGCTCTTACCTTATATTTTTTAACAATATCATCTAAAGAATAATGAAACGCTGAAGTTATGTCATACATACTTTTTATGTCTCCTGCATAGTAGTTATCTATGCCCTTAAATTGTCTATAATATTGAGGATATTTTAGACTCAATCCATTTCCGGCTGTTGTCATTTTCAAGAGATTTTTAGTTGGTGTATAGCACACGCGCGTAGTAAATTTATCGTAACGTGTATTAACTACAAGATCATAATCATAGGTATGATTATGATACAGGTGAGACACCAGTTTAAACTTTCCGGCCCACATACGTTTCCATGCCAATATTGGACAAGGACTGCCAGGAATGACACCTTCTAAGTTGCCGTGTAATTTTAAATGTGAGTCATCTTCAATACACACTCGTTTTATAGTTTGATTATAGAAATAATCGGATAGATGAGTTTTTTCTACTGTAAAAATACCGCTATAGTCTAGTTTTCGGTATGAGCTTTTTGCCTCTGACTCACTCCATGTATGGAGAAAAAGATCAACCGTGTGACAGTTTTGTTTTAACAGATTTATATAGTCATTTAAGCGTGTGTCTTGTAGCCCGCCTCTTAGGTGTCCACGAATACAAAATGCTAGTTTCATAGATCCTTTAACTTTAACATGACGTGTTTAATTGCCATCCACATGTCTAGGTATTTATAGGTTGCAAGTCGGCCAACAAAAATCACTCCCTTTTCTGCCTTTGCTAGTGATTCATAGAGACGATATGTTTCTTGTCCTTCACCCCAAGGAATAGGATAAAACGGAATGTCTCCCGGTCCACATTCTTTCGGGTGTTCAGACGTGACTACTGTTGGACCGACATGATCTGGCATAAAATAACTGTGATCATAGATTCGCGTATAGTCGGTTGTGCTATTGTTTTGATTTACAATAAATGTGTCTTGTTTTTCACACAACACATGATGTTTAAACTCAAGTGAACGATATGGCAGACGTCCATATATCGTGCCAAAATAGCTATCAATCTTGCCGGTATAGACAATCAAATCACCTGCCTCCCGCTTGTACGCCCAATCATCTTCTGAACAATTTAGATGTACTGTGATGCCTTCTAACATCTTTGTAAACATTGCAGAGTAACCATGCTTTGGAATGCATTGATATTTTTGACCTTCAAACCAGGTTGGATCTTCGCATTCTGCAGTCTTTGGAATTCGATTTGTAATAGTCTTAGGAATCTCGTCGAACGGCACTCCCCATTGCTTTTCGCTATACTCCTTAAAGATATATTCTACAATCTCTTCTTGAGACAGCTCACGACCAAGTTCAGATACTGTTTTCTTGCTGTATGGCAAACTTACTTGGCCAAGTCGGGTGTCTCCCTTTGGGCGCAGCGCAAACGGAGTCCATTCGGTATAACGACTAAGAAACTCAAATACCTCTTCATCATCTGTGTGAAAAATATGGGGGCCATAGTGATGTACAAGAGTATTACAAACAAGGCCGTCATAACAATTTCCACCAATGTGAGGACGAGTTTCAAAAATTTCAACAGCATAACCTTTTTCTTTTAACAACACTGCAGCAGTGATTCCTGACAGCCCACATCCAATTATTTTAGCACTTTTTTTCATATTTTAACATTTTATCATAGTTTACGTCACCTGTAAACATAAATATATATCTATATGAAATTAAATGAAAAAGTCTATATTAAAAGTGAATTTAAGGATCTACTCCGCAGCATGAATGTCGGAATTGTCGACTATATTGTGGTCTATCGAACCGAAGGTGACAAGGTATTTTTTAAAGCAAACTCTGCAAAACTACATCTCTCAAAAGAAGAGTTTGAAGAGGTCAAGTTACAATAGAATAATATTCAGTTGCCTCCTCTTCACTTTCAAACCAATACCACCCATGAACAGGATAGTCATATTGATCTTTATTTTGTGCTACTAATGAAATATCTAAGCCTTCAACCCAATTTGGGGCATACAATATTTGTCCGTCTTCTTGTTTTTTATAGAATCCTGCTGTCATAAAATTATCCTGTTACAAGCCACCCTTTGAGGAAGGCTGTGCCTGTTCTTAATTGTCTAAATATTAAACTATTTGCACCCCCCGCAGCCATTTGTCGTGATACTGTGATGCTTACGTTGGGATTAATTGATACAACTTCTGTACGATAGCGTAAAGTACCTGACGGCGTACCAGTCGTAGTTATTGGTAATGCAGGACCACCTAGAGTTGCTGCTACTTGAAATGTTCCAGCCGCAGCATTAACGACATAGTAGATTCTATTAGTAACAATACCAGTCGTTGTTACTATAGTTGCAAAAGAAACTTCATCTCCATTACTTAATCCATGACTTGCAAGGTTGACTAAATCACCTGCATCGGTAAATGTTACTGCTCTTGTTGATGTAAGAGGGGAACCAGTTCCAGTAATTTGCATACCTACAGCAATACCAGTGGTGTTTGCCATGCTTATTGTTGTGCTACCAACAGTTGTAGTTCCTGTAAGAGTTACAGGTGTCGGCGCTCCCCAATTGCTTGTTACTGTTATTGTTTGAGAAGCAGCACCTATTGTATCTAGATAATTGAATATAGATTCTAATTCTTCTTTTGATAATTTACAACCACTATAACTTATTGAATATTCTGAGCCATTCAATGCTGCTCTTGTAAGGTTTGGACAGGTACTAAATATACCATTAAATTTATTAGCGTCTGTACCTGCTCCTGAAATTAATAACGGTACAGTTACAAGAGAAGTGCAACCACTAAACATACCAGACATATTAGTAACAACCCCTGTATTAAACAAC